AGAAAATCTTTGTATTTCATCTTTTAAATATGGTAAGTTATACATTTTAATTTCTTTTATTATTGGTTCTCCTTGATCATTATTTTTAGTTATAGGATAACCAAATTTATTTTCTCCTTCTTTTTCAAATATTACATGTTGTATTTGTAATTTACCTATTTTTAATTTAGGATTATGTTTTTTAATTATATAAGCATATAAACTTAATTGTAAATTATAATGATTAATATTACAATCATCTAAACTATTTATTGGTTTAAACATTTTAGATGTAATACCTTCCCAATTAGTAAATCCTTTTTCTTTTATTTCTTTATTAGTTTTATAATCTAATATATTTATTTTACCATTAACTATTGATACAAGATCTGCTTGACCGCATATACCTAATGACTTTAAATAAACAAAATGTTCAGGATATACACCATCAGAAAGTTTTTGATCTGGTGCCATTTTAATACCTTTTGCATCTACTATAGGTCTTATTATTGGAACTACTACACCATCTCTTTCTATTGTATTAAATTCACAAAGATTTTCTTCTCTTTGATTATGATACCAATTACCTAAATCCATAGCTCTTTGAGATTCTCCATTCCATGCTGCTAATATTTCTTTTGGTTTCATACCATGCCATTTAGATCTTTTATTTTTAGATGATTTTTTAGCTTGTTTTTCTGCATCAAATTTTGGTTTAAATAACCCTATAAATGATGTAACACTAGTCCATTTAATTTGATCTTTTTCAAGATGTTCATCTAAACTTTGATATATATGACCATCCTCTTTAAATATTACCGGCATCTCTTTCTTTTTTAGATTTTTCATACTTAAGCTTTTGTTCAGCTCTTAATTTTTTTAATTTTTCTTGATGTTTTTTTCTAGCTTCATGCCCAAAATATATTTGTTTTTTAAGTTTATCTTCCAATTGTGGAGTCATAATAGCATTCCACCTTCCTTTTGGACAGTCTGATGACATTGATCTTATTTTTAAACTAATACTACAACCACAATCAGAACAACATGGTTGAGTTCCAGGAACAGCACAACTTTTACCTTTCTTATCTAAAAGTGGACAAAGTTTACATTCCATCCATCTTAGTTTAGCAACAGCTTCTACATCATCATTTTTAAATATTTTATTTTTAATACCTTCAGCAATTTTATCTAAATTACCTAAAGCACCTAAAAGTTTATTTATTCTCATTTTTAAATTTCTTTTTTTGTTTGATGTTAATTTCTATTTTATTTAATAATTTTTCCATTTGTTTTATTTTTTCATTTACTGGAATAGATTTATCAAATCCATCAAATGTTATTTTTTGTAAGTTACCTAATATATCTTTTTGTCTTTTAATTGCTTTTTTTAATTTATGATGTCTTACTGAAAAAGTACCTAAATTAGGAACATTAATTTTTGGATGTTCTAATTCAGATAGACTTTTTCTTAATTTAGCATAAAAGAAAAAAATAAAATCTGATACAAGATCCTTATGAACTTCTACTTCTTTTGCAATATCTTCATAAAAATTTTTATAGTTCTTTGGGTTCAATTCCTAAAATTTTAAAATCTAAAAATAATGTACCTTCAGTTTGAATATTCATATCAGGATTAAGAGAAATTGTTTTTTTATTCTTTCCTTCTTTGATTATTAAACCTTTTTTTTCTGCTTTTGATAAAGCATTTCTACATGATTGAGAACTTTTAAATATTCCTAATTCAGATATTTTTTCACAAAATGTAGTTAATTCTATACCTTCCATTAATGATAAAGAATATAAACAATTTAGATCAGATAAACTTATTTGTATATTATTAAAAAAGCAATAAGTAAGGATTTGGTATTGTATTACTTCACCCTTACTTACTTGTGCTTTTTTTTCTATTTTATTTACTATAGCCATGTTGTTGGTATATCTTTACTTTCAATTAGCGTATATGTAAAACTATTACTCCAAGTATCTCTAGCTTTTCTCATAATTTTCATAAATTTAGTCCAATCATCATTAGCTGCAATAACTTGACAACCTGCTGACCATTTATCTACTTGTGTAGATTTTTTACCAGCATACTTAGTAGCTCTATGAATATTTATACCAAATAAACCTGTTTGTGTATTTTCAGTATTAAGATTATAAATATCATCTCTATTATCATCTCTATATACTGTAACTGGTTTGCATTGACCTAATGCTTCATATCTACCTTGATGTTTTCTAATTTTATGAGATCCTGGATATTGCCCTTCTTTAAGAACTGCAACACCTTCTTTTCTCATAATATTTTCTACCCAATGTGTGCCTGGATCAGTTGTACAATCAAATTCATGATATTGCCACTCTCCTCCTATTTTATATGATACTGTTATTAGATCATCAAATCTATTAGTAACTTTATCTTTAGTTAAAGAGTTACGTATTCCAACTATATTTACATTATAATCTCCATTTTCAAAAAATCTATATCCTTTTGATCCTAGAGCTCTTTTTATATGTTCTACACTATACTTCATTATTTTGACGTTTTAAAGTTCTTTTAATCTGCTCTGCTGCTGCCTTACCATCCATTTTGGTAGGATCTATCTTTACTTCATTAAAGTTTTTTTTCATCTCAGATTGTACTTCTGGATTTTCCTCAGCTTCTGGTGGAGGTGCCATTGTATTAGCAATAAACATTTGTGCTTGCAATCTTTCAGCACGTGTTTTTTCAATATCTCTTAATAATTGCTCATACTTTAATTGAGTTTCTAAATGTGGAATATTACCTTCATAGTATTCAGTAATTTCTTTTCTTTTTTCACCCAACTGTTCTTTAGACATTTCTTTAGCATCTATAGTTTCTACAGATTTTTTAGTTGATTTCTTTGCCATTTTAATATATTTTAAATTAATAATAAACAAATATATATAAAAAAAGTTTAAATCAAAAAAGTTTATTGTATTTTTTTAATGATAACCGTTTAATAACTCTAATAGGTCATCTATGGCCTTATGTCTATGTGAATCTTCTAACACTGTTTTATGTACATAGTTTGATTCTATTAATTTA